GTACGTCCGCCGCGAGGACTACATCAGGAACCAGACGGTCATTGAAACGAAGCTCGATCTGGTGATCGAGCGGACGGCGCAGCTGCATTACCAGGGGAGTAAGTCGTGATCGACGGAATCGACATCGTCAAGCGCCGGCGCGAGCATATCCGCTGGATCCTGCTGCGCGCGCTGGACAACGCGCGGCCCGAGGGCACGAACGAAACCGTTCTGCTGATCACCATCCAGGCGCTGTACGCCGACGCCACCCAGCTGGAAATCCGGCGCGAACTGGACTACCTGCAGGACCGCCGCGTTGTGACCGTCGAGAACCAGCACACCGGCCTGTGGCACGCGGAGCTGGCCCGCTACGGCGTGGACATCGTGGAATACACCGTGCCCTGCGAGCCGGGCATCGCGCGCCCGCCGAGGGCCTGACCATGCCGCCGCCGAGCAAGATCGACCTGCTGGACGAGGACACCCGTCGCGAGCTGGAGGCCAAGATCGTGGCCAACGGTTTCGGGGGCTACGTCGCCCTGGCCGAGTGGCTGGCCGACAAGGGCTACAGCATCGGCAAGTCGGCCGTGGGCGCCTACGGCAAGAACCTGGAGCGCCGGCTCTCCGCCATCAAGACCAGCACCGAGGCGGCGAAGCTGATCACCGCCGCGGCGCCGGACGACGCCGACGACCGCAGCAACGCGATCATCAGCCTGGTGCAGACGGAGATCTTCGAGAGCCTGCTGGCCCTGCAGGAGGCCGAGGAAGAAACCGACCCGGCCGCCAAGATCGAGATCCTGGGCAAGGCCGCCAAGAACATCGCCACGCTCACCCGCGCCAGCGTGGCGCGGAACAAGTGGGCGCAGGAGCTGCGCACGAAGGCGCTGCTGGAAGCGGCCAACCGCGTGGAAGACGCGGCGCTGGAACGCGGCCTGACCGCGGACGACGCGAAGTTCTGGCGCGAACAAGTCCTGATGGGGATGTAGCCCGTGGGCATCCCCGCACCGCTGCCCGATACCGAGCGCCTTGTCGAATGGGACGAGTTGCCGGAGAGCGTCCGCCAGATCCCCGCCGGGTTCGACCCGCGGAAGGAAGGCGTGCTGATGAAGCATCAGGCCGACTGGATCCGCATGCAGCAGGATCTGGACATCGCGGTCTGCGAGAAGGGCCGGCGCACTGGCATCACCTTCGCCCAGGCGATGACCGACACGATCACGGCAGCCACGTCCAAGGAAGCCGGAGGCCGCAACATCTGGTACGCGGCCGACACCAAGGAAAAGGGCCTCGAGTACATCGGCTACGTGGCCAAGTTCGCGCCGATCATCGCGCGCGGCCAAGCCACCCGGATCGAGCAACACATCTTCGTGGACCAGTCGCCGGACGGCACAAGCCGCAACATCCAGGCGTTCCGCGTCCGCTTCGCCAGCGGCTTCAAGATCACCGCGCTGTCCTCTCGGCCCGAGAACATCCACGGCCTGCAGGGCGACGTCGATCTGGATGAGGCGGCGCTGCACAAGGACGTCTCGAAGGTGCTGGAATCCGCCACCGCCCTGCTGATCTGGGGCGGGCGCATCCGCGTGTGGTCTTCGCACCGTGGCAAGAAGAACCCATTCCATGCGCTGGTCAAGGACGTGCAGGCGGGGCGCTACGGCAAGAAGGCCAAGGCGATCCGCATCACCTTCGATGACGCCGTGGCCAATGGGCTGTACGAACGCGTGTGTGCCATGCGCGGCGTCGAAGCTACCCCCGAGGCCAAGAAGGACTGGTACACCGGAATCCGTTCCGCCTACGGCCCGCGCAAGGCCGCGATGCGCGAGGAGCTGGACGTCATTCCGCGCGATGGCGACGGCTCGGTGATCCCCTCCGTCTGGATCGAGCGCGCGATGCCCGAGGTGCGCCCGGTGTTGCGCATCGTGTTCGACGACGACTTCCCGAAGCGGACCGAAAGCGAGCGTGAGACCTGGTGCAGGACGTGGATCGCAAAGCAGCTGATGCCGGTCATCGAGGCCGCGTGCGAGGGCCACAAGGGCCGCTGGGCCCTGGGCATGGACTTCGCCAGGCATCGCCACTTCTCGGTCATCATCCCCGCCCGCATCGACGCGGAGCTGCGCCGCGACGCGCCGTTCCTGGTCGAGCTGGCAAACGCTCCCGCGCGTCAGCAGGAGCAGATTCTCTGGGCGCTCCTGGACCACCTGAAGGCCAACGCGCAGGGCCGCTGGTCGTTTGCCGGCGATGCCACCGGTCCCGGGCAGACGCTGATGGAATACACCGGCGACCGCTACGGACGAGCGGTGCTGGATGAAGAAACCGGCCGCTACTCCGGCGGGCCGATCCATGAGGTGACGCTGTCGCGCAAGTGGTACGGCGAATGGATGGGCAAGTACGTCGACCTGTTCGAGGACGGGTTCATTACGCTGCCGCGCGACGCCTCGCTCGAGGACGACCACCGCGCGGTGGAATACGTGGACGGCATCCCGATGGTTCCCAAGCTGGAGCGCAAGGACCTGAAGGATGCGGACCTGGTGCGCCACGGCGACGGCGCCATCGCCGGCGCCCTGATGCAGTTCGCCGCACTCAACCACGCCGCCGGCGTGAAGATCGAGTTCCAGTCCACCGGCCGCCGCTCCTTCGCCAGCGCGGGCGATTTCACCGCGGACGGCTTCGGTGGCGTGGGCGGCGGCAACGATTTCGAGGGCTACCTGTGAACGACCTGACCAATACCCCGCGCCCCGTGCTCAACCGCGAGATTGCGACGACCCGCGACGGCATCGACATCACCCGCGGCTACACCGGCCCGCTGCTGCAGCCGTTCGACAGCGTGCTGCGCAACCGCGGCGGCGACCTGGCCATCTACGAGCAGGTGCGCAGCGACGAGGAAGTGAAGGCGGCCTTCGGCCAGCGCCAGTCCGCGGTGGTCCAGTGCGAGTTCCGCGTCGACGCCGGCGGCGAGCGCCGCAAGGACAAGCAGGCGGCCGAGTGGCTGCAGCAGCAGCTGCAAAAGCTGCGCTGGGACAACACCACGGAGAAGATGCTGTTCGGCGTGTTCTACGGCTACGCCGTGGCCGAGCTGATCTACGGCGTGGACGAGGGCAAGATCGGCATCAGCGCGATCAAGGTGCGCAACCGCCGCCGCTTCCGCTACGGCAAGGACGGCGACCTGCGCCTGCTGACGCAGGCCAGCATGTTCGAGGGCATCCCCTGCGAGCGCCCGTACTTCTGGGACTTCTGCTGCGGCGCCGACCACGACGACGAGCCCTACGGCCTGGGCCTGGCGCACTGGCTCTACTGGCCGGTGCTGTTCAAGCGCAACGGGATCAAGTTCTGGCTGACCTTCCTGGAGAAGTTCGGCATGCCCACGGGGCTGGGCAAGTACCCCAACGAGGCGACGCCCGCCGAGAAACAGGCGCTGCTGTCCGCCACGCGCGCCATCCACCAGGACAGCGGCGTGATCATCCCCACCGGCATGGAGCTGGAGCTGATCGAGGCCGCGCGCAGCGGCACGGCCGATTACAAGACCCTGCACGACACCATGAACGCCGCCATCCAGAAGGTGACGCTGGGACAGACCGCCAGCACGCAGGGCACGCCCGGCAAGCTGGGCAACGAAGACCTGCAGGGCGACGTTCGCGACGACATCATCAAGGCCGACGCCGACCTGGTGTGCGAGAGCTTCAACCAACAGATCGTCCCGCAGCTGATGGCGTGGAACTTCCCGGACGCCGAGCTGCCGCGCGTGTGGCGCGTGACCGAGGAAGACGAAGACCTCAATACCGCGGCCGAGCGCGACGACAAGATCCAGCGCTGGGGTTTCAAGCCCACGCTCAAGTACGTGCAGGACAAGTACGGCGGCGAGTGGGTGGAGCGCGAGCAGCCGCAGCAGCTGCAGCCCGGCGAGGCCGGTACGCCCAGCGCGATCGCCGGGGCCGAGTTCGCCGACCCGGGCCGCGCCGTGGCGCAGCTGCTGCGCCGGCACGGCGCGCACTTCGCCGAGGGCGAGGATGCGATCGAGGTCCGCATGGGCCGCCAGCTGGACGTGCGGGTCAACCCCACCGGCAAGCGCTGGAACGACCAGGTCCGCGCGCTGGTCGACAAGGCCGCCGACTTCGCAGAGCTGGAGTCCGGCCTGCTGGCGCTGGCCGCGGACATGGAGCTGGACGACTACGCCCAGGCGTTTGCTGAGGCGATGACCGCCGCGCACTTGGCCGGCCGCTACGAACTGATGCAGCGCTGACGTGGCCACGGTCGCCTACGGCTCGCTGCCGTTCAAGCAGCAGATCGCCTTCTTCCGGCAGAAGACCGATGTCCTGACGGAAAGCTGGCTGGACCTGTGGGAGGCCCAGCACGACAACGGCTTCATGGTGGCCGGCGCCAACCGCATCGATCTGCTGGCGGACATCCGCGAGGCGGTGCGCGCCGCCACCGACGACGGCGAGACGCTGGCGCAGTTCCGCACCCGCTTCGACAGCATCGTGGCGAAGCACGGCTGGGACTACAACGGCGGGCGCAACTGGCGCAGCCGGGTCATCTACGAGACCAACCTGCGGCAGAGCTACAACGCCGGCCGCTGGCACCAGGAGCAGCAGCTCAAGACGCTGCGCCCGTGGAAGCAGTACAAGCACAGCGACGCCGTGGAGCACCCGCGCCCGGTGCACCAGAGCTGGGACGGCAAGGTCTGGCACGTGGATGACCCGGTGTGGAAGGTGATCCATCCGCAGAACGGCTGGGGCTGCCAGTGCTACACCCAGCTGCTCAACGACCGCGACTTGAAGAAGCTGGGCAAGGCCGGCCCCGATGCGCCGCTGCAACTGCAGTGGGTGGACGTGATGGTGGGCCAGCGCAGCCCCGGCGGGCCGCGCCTGGTACGCACGGTCGAGGGCATCGACCCCGGTTTCGCCTACGCGCCGGGCAGCAGCCTGGACACCTGGCCGAAGGCCGGCCCCAAGGCCCCGCGCACGCCGCCGGCGCTGCAGCGCACGTTGGTGGAGTCCGCCCAGGACGCGCTGCGCAAGAGCGCGCGCCTGCCGGCCGCGGCGGCCGAGTCGGCGCTGCGGGAGATCTTCGCAATGCGCCGCGCGCAGGATGCGCTGAAGGCGGGCTACGCGGAGTTCCAGGCGCAGGCCGTTGCCACCGGCGCCGGTAACGGCGCGCGCTACATGGCGGGCATGTTCGACGACGTGCTGCTGCAGGCGATGGGCGCGCGCGGCATCACGCCCGCCACCGCCGCGATCGCGATCCGCGATGCCGAGATCCTGCAATCGCTGGCCAGCGGCGCCGACGCCGCGGCGATGGCCGCGCTGCCGGCGTACCTGCGCAGCCCGCTGGCGGTGCTGTGGGACGCGGCGCGGGCCGAGCTGCTCTACCTGGCCACCGACGGCAAGCGCCTGCTGCTGGCGCGCGTGGGCGTGACCGGCGCGCTGCCCGAGGTGCGCGGCGTTTCGATGCTGGACAACGTGACGGCGCTGGAGCGGCTCCCGCTGCTGCGCGGAAGCCTGGAGTAGGACATGGCCGGCGCACGCGTCGAGATCACCCGCAACACCGCCAGCCCCAAGCTCAAACGGCTGGCGGCGCGGCTGCACGGCGAGGGCCGGCAGCTGCTTTTCGCGGACATGGGCGAATACCTGCTGCGCAGCACGCGCGAGCGCGCGGCCAAGGAGATCGACCCCGACGGCAACAAGTGGCGCGCGCTGTCGCCCGGCTACGCGAAGTGGAAGGCCAAGAAGCGCCCCGGCGTGCCGGTCCTGAAGTTCGACTTCCACATGCTGGGCGACCAGCTCAGCTACGAGGCCGGCCAGGATGAGCTGCTGGTCGGCACCAATGCGCCCTACGGCGCCATCCACCAGTTCGGTGGCACCGTCCATCGCCCCGCGCACTCGCGGAAGCTGGCCTTCGGCAAAGACAAGCCCAACCGCATGAAGGTGTTCGCGCGCGCCGGCAGCAAGGATGTGGACCACGAGCAGTGGGCGACCGTGGACGCGTACGATGTCACCTTGCCTGCGCGTCCCTGGCTGGGGCTGTCGCAGGAGGACGACACCGAGCTCCTGGCGATCGTCGTCGACCACCTCGGCGAGGCGTTGGACGGCGATTGAACGTGCGGCGATTTGAGGCCCGTTGCCGGCCTGTCCGGGGCCACCGCACCACCGTACCCCCGCACGCCGCGTTATAACGCGTCACGGGCGCAGCAATCCGCCTTTGCGGTCGCCGCCCAGCCACCCACCCGCCGGAAACCGACTCGCGCGCACGCGTGTGTGGTCGGAACCTGCGTTCCGAGACTGACCCGCGGCGTGGCCCGAAAGTGCGGGCCATGAAGACGAACGCCGCCCTCCTGCATGTGTTCCGCGCTGGCACCCACACCGCCACCGACGGCAAGGCCTACGAGTTCAGCGAAGCCGACGTTGCCGACATGGTGGACAGTTACGACCCGAAGGTGTCGCGCGCGCCGCTGGTGGTGGGCCACCCGAAGATCGACGACCCGGCCTTCGGCTGGGCCGCGGAGTTCAGCCGCGACGGTGGCGAAGTGTTCGCCACGCCGGAAGCGGTGGACCCGCAGTTCGCCGAGATGGTCAACGCGCAGCGCTTCTCCAACATCAGCCTGTCCGTGTACCTGCCGGAGTCGCCGGGCAACCCGAAGCCGGGCCACTTCTACCCGCGCCACATCGGTTTCCTGGGCGCGCAGCCGCCGGCGGTGAAGAACCTGTTGCGCCCGCAGTTCGCCGAGGGCGACGGCGCGGTGGCGTTCTCCATGCCGATGCCGCGGCGGCTGTCCAGCCTTGGCTACTACCTGAAGCGGCTGTTCCAGGGCACGCGCGACGACGCCATCGAGCGCGTTGGTGCCGAGAAAGCGGAACAGCTCATCCCGCAGTGGTGCATCGACGGCATCGCCGAAGCCACCGCGGACGACGACCAGGCCAATGCCGCGTTCGCGGAGGCCACCAACACGGAGCAGACCATGTCCCAGGACAAGACCACCGCCGCCGCGGCCGACTTCGCCGAGCGCGAATCCCAGCTCACCGCCCGCGCCACCGAGATCGAGCAGCGCGAGAAGGCGCTCAAGGAGCGCGAGGACGCCGCCCGCCGCGACGACGCGGCCGAGTTCGCCGAGGGCCTGGTGCAAGCCGGCAAGGTGCTGCCGCGGCAGAAGGCCGGCATCGTGGAGCTGCTGCTGGCGTTCCCCGCTGGCACCGTCCTGAACTTCGCCGAGGGCGACGGCCAGGCCGCCACCGATCACGAAGCCCCCGAGCTGCTGCGCACCTTCCTGGACGAGCTGCCCAAGCGCGTGGATTTCGCCGAGAAGTCGGCCGGCCACGACAACGGCGCGCCGGCGCCGGCCAACTTCGCCGCGCCGGAGGGCACGCAGGTGGACGCCGGCCGCATGGAGCTGCACAGCAAGGCCATCGCCTACCAGGCTGCGCACCCCGGCACCGCGTACATGGCCGCCGTGAAGGCGGTCGGCGGCTGACCCCTTCGGCGGCACCCGTAGGTCGATATGCCGGGTAAGGCGCAACGCGCGGTGACCGGCCCGCCGAACCAGAGACACCAGCAACCAACTCGCGCCAGGAGCGCATGACCATGACCCAGAAGATTTCCATCCTCACCCTGGCCGTCATCGCGGCGGCCGCGATCCTGCCGGAGCGCGCCGTCGGCCGCGACGGCAACTACGCCACGGCGGCCGGCAAGGCGTTCGGCGTCAGCAACACCCAGGGCGCCATCGGAGATCGCGTTCCGGTCGACGTGATGGGCACCACCATCGCCACCGCCGGCGGCGCCTTCGTGGACGGCGACGAGCTGGAGGTCGGCACCGCCGGGAAGCTGGTGAAGAAGACCACCGGCGTGGTGGTGGCCATCGCCCTGCAGGGCGCCACCGCCGACGGCGACCGCGTCGAGGTCCTGCTCAAGTAACCGCCCAACGCTTTGCGGCGATCGCGCTGCTCTGCGCCTAACCCCTCATCACAGAGAGAAGACCCATGACCCAGATGACTACCGGCCAGGCGCGCATCGTCGATCCGGTCCTGACCACCCACGCCACTGGCTACGTCCGTCCCGGCAACGTCGGCAGCGTGCTTTTCCCGCGTGTCGAAGTCGGCGCCCGCGCCGGCAAGGTGACCGCCTTCGGCAAGGAAGGCTTCCGCCGCTACAACACCAAGCGCGCGCCGGGCGAAGCCACCAAGCGCATCCAGTTCGGCTATGCCGCCGGCAACTACGCCATCGTCGACTCGGCGCTGGAAGCGGTGGTTCCGGACGAGAACGCGCAGGAGGCCGCTGCTGGCCCCGGCATCGACGCCTCCACCGACGCCATCGACCTGGTGCTGGACATCATGGAGCTGGAGCACGAGTGCGAGTGCGCCGACATTGCGCGCAAGGCTAGCAACTACGACGCCGACCACAAGACGGCCCTGGTCGGCACCGCCCGCTGGCGCGGCGCTGCGGGCGACCCCACCGCCAATATCGAGGCGGCGAAGGACGCCATTCGCGCCTCCATCGGCGTGCGGCCCAACACCGCCGTGATCTCCGCGTCTGCGTGGTCGGCGCTGAAGGCCAACGCGAAGATCCAGGACTACCTCAAGCACCTGGGCAAGGACACGCTCACCATCGACATCCTCAAGTCGATGTGGGAGCTCCCCACCATCGTCATCGGCGAGGCGATCTCCGCCAGCGGTCCGGCGGATGACCTGGGCGATGTCTGGGGTGATGACGTGATCCTGGCCTACGTCGCCCAGCCGAACGGCAGCAACCGCCGCACCGCGGCCAAGCCCAGCTATGGCTACACCTACAGCCTGCGCGGCGAGCCGAACGTCCGCCAGGCGTACCGCGACGAGAACCGCCAG